AGGTTGTTATATCTTTTTTGAGTATCTGATTCTATCCATTCTTTAAAAAAAGGATCAAGTTTAAAAAACCCGTTTAATTTACTGTCATCGTTAATTGAAATATTCATAATTTACCGCCTTTTTATTTAGTTATACCAATGGCAAAATGCTATTGATGTGATCATTATATCATAGTGTAGAATAAGAATACACTTATATATTATTTATTGCTAGATTAATCACATAATGTGTTAATAAGGTATGAATTAAACACTAAAGGGGATAAATAAAGCATAAATAAGGTGAAATAAGGGTAAATAACCACTACCCGCTAAACATTTGCCCACTTTACTCTCAAAAAGGCTATAAAAGCGACTTGTTTTGCCCACTTTTAGATAAATAGGTACAGGGGAGCCTCAAATGGTGGCGTAAAGTAATTGTTACTCTACCCATAGCACAAGAAACGTAATTTCAAAAAAGAGAAGAGTTTAGGTTGCGACCTCGCTGACCAAGCGAAAGCTATCTGCAATAACTTGTTAGATTTAGAAGATACTAAATGAAGGCTACTATGTAACTGGCTAACTAGTTAAGGAAGATTTTAACTGATAAAACCTATACTGTCAAATGCTAATATATAATAATTTGTATATACTCTATTGGTTCTTTGTTCTATAATGGTTACTAATTTAACCCCTTGGTGGATAATTAAATATGGAAGAGAAGAAAAGAAAGGGCAATCCTAGAATGATTAAAGGACAGGTTGCTTATCCTGATGCACCTAAAGGTGGAAGACCCAAAGGCTCTGTTAATAAGATGACGCTTCTTGCACAACAGATGATGACTGACCGTGGTCCTATGATTGTTGAGAAGGTTATGGGTATGGCACTACAAGGTGATGTTCATTGTTTAAAGATGTGTATGGATAGAATACTACCTGTTCATAAAGCTATTGATTCCTCTAAAACTAAACAAGACTCTCAGATTGTGATTAATGTTGGTACGTCTTCTGAAATACAAGCTAAGATTTCTGAAACCCCTATTGAGAAGTTGGTTAATCCCGAAACTAAAGATGATGATGTTGTTATTGCTGAGATAGAGGGAGATGGTTAGATGAGTGAAATTAACATTGATTTACACCCTGCTCAGTTAGAGATATTTAATTCAGAGAAGAGATTTAAAGTTGTGGCTGCTGGGCGTAGGTTTGGTAAGTCTAGGTTGGCTGCTTGGATATTGTTAATTAAAGCTCTTCAGAGTGACGAGAAGGATGTATTCTACATTGGTCCTACGTTTCAACAAGCTAAAGACATAATGTGGTTAATGCTCAAAGAGTTGGGTGAACCTTTTATTGCTGCTGCTCACGAGAATACTGCTGTATTAACTTTGACAAATGGGCGAAGAATCTATTTGAAAGGGTCTGATAGACCTGATACATTACGTGGTGTTGGTTTGGCTTATGTTGTACTTGATGAGTATGCTTCTATGAAACCTGTGGTGTGGGAACAGATTATTAGACCTACTCTTGCGGATGTTAGAGGTGGTGCTTTGTTTATTGGTACACCTGCTGGTAAGAATCACTTTTATGACCTTTATACTGATGCTCTTAGTTGATGATGATTGGGAGGCGTGGCAATTTAACTCAACTGATAACCCGTTTATTCCAGAGGATGAAATTGAGGCTGCGGCTAAAACAATGTCATCTATGTCCTTTAGACAAGAGTTCGAGGCATCCTTTGAAACCTTCTCTGGTGGTATCTTTAAAGAGGAATGGTTTAAGACTGAGCCAGAACCCGATGAAGGTCATTATGTTATTGCTATTGACCCTGCTGGATTTGAGGCTGTTGAGAAAGAACGTAATTTAAAACGCTCAAGACTTGATGAAACTGCTATTGCTATTGTTAAAGTTGACAGAGATAGGTGGTGGGTTAAAGATATTCTCCACGGAAGATGGAATATTAAGGAAACAGCCAAGAAGATACTTAAATCTGCATCTATTGTTGAATCTTCTACCGTTGGTATTGAGACTGGCTCACTGAAGAACGCAATCATGCCCTACCTAGAAGATGAAATGCGTACACAGGGTCAATATGTGTCGATTATTGAGATGAGACACGGTGGTAAGAAAAAGAACGAGAGGATTGTCTGGGCGTTACAAGGTAGAATGGAACATGGACAGATAACTTACAATGAAGATAGAGATTGGAAGCTGTTTATCTCGCAAATGCTTGATTTTCCTAACAAATTAGCACATGATGATATGTTAGATGCTCTTGCTTACATTGACCAAGTGAGTGTTGCGGACTTCGCCCATACTATTGAGTTAGAAGATGATTGGCAACCTGAAGATGCGGTGGCTGGTTACTAAAGAATCCCATACTTGTATGGATGTGCCAACGGATGCGGGCTACAGTAATTAAGAATAGACATCCACCTACACAACTTGTTGATTTTTAACGAAAAATTAAAATAGTTGCAATTCACATTTTGTTTATGATATATTACGCCTAAATTACTATACAAATCAATACCTTATGTTCGATAGTAAAGAAACAAAGTATCAAGCCCTATCATCTTGGCTTATGTATCGCTTAGATGGCTGGCGCACTCACCGTGATTTAAACTATGTTGACCAATGGGATGAATATTACCGTCTATGGCGTGGTATTTGGTTACAGTCTGACCGTATGCGTCAATCTGAGAAGTCAAGAATCATTGCACCTGCTTTACAACAGGCAGTAGAGTCATCAGTTGCAGAATTAGAAGAAGCAACCTTTGGTCGTGGCAAGTGGTTCGACATTCAAGACGATATGTTAGACCAAGATAAGACAGATGCTGAGTATGTTCGTAACTTATTACAAGAAGACCTAGAAAAGACTGGTGTTAAAGACGCTATTTGTGAAGTATTCTTGAATGGTGCTATCTATGGTACTGGTATTGGTAAGATTGTAGTTGAACAGACTGTAGAAAGAGTGCCCAAGAAGTTCCTGTAGAGGGAACAATGACTTCTACTAGGGAGTTGGTTGAGATACCTACTATTGATGTTAAGATAGAGGCTATTTCACCTAAAGAATTTTTAATTGACCCTTCTGCTAACTCTATTAACGAGGCATTAGGTGTTGCACACGAAGTAATCAAGCCTAGATACCTTATTATTGATGGTATTAAGAGTGGAATCTACAGAGATGTACCTCTTGACGGTGATTATGATACTGTTAAGTTTGGATTTGACCCTGAAACTAAGCAAGCAGACGAGTCGGACAATGTAAAACTTACAGAATACTGGGGTTTAGTACCTAAAAGGTTCTTAAAGCCTAAGAAAGACGATGATGATTTTGAATATACTAAGAAGGATGAGTTAGTAGAAGCAGTAGTTACTATCGTTAATGATGAATATGTATTAAGGGCAGAGGAAAACGCCTTTATGATGATTGATAGACCGTTCATTGCATACCAACACGACATTGTTCCTAATAAATTCTGGGGCAGAGGCGTGTGTGAGAAGGGTTACAACCCACAAAAAGCACTAGATACTGAGATGAGGGCAAGAATTGACTCACTCGCACTAACAACCACACCTATGATGGCAGCAGATGCCACTAGATTACCTCGTGGTGTAAGTTTGAGGTTAGACCTGGTAAAACTATACTAACTAATGGCGACCCAAGAAATGCTATCATGCCTCTTAATATGGGGGTCACAGACCAAAGCACGTTTACTCAGGTTGCCTCACTTCAAAACATGATTCAGATGGGTACTGGCTCTGCTGATGTAGGAACTGCTGATAGGGCTACCTCTTCTGGTATGTCTATGGCACAGTCTGCGTCAATTAAGCGTCAGAAGCGTACTTTAATGAATTTCCAAAACACATTCCTTATTCCAATGATTAATAAATCAATGTGGCGTAAGATTCAGTTTGATGTTGATAGGTATCCTGTATCAGATTACAAGTTTGTACCGTATTCAACTATGGGAATCATGGCTAAAGAGTTAGAGATGACTCAAATGGTACAGATGCTACAAGCCATTCCTAAAGATTCACCTGCTTTCAATGTGATTCTATTATCTATGATGCAAAACTCATCAATACATAATAGAGACCAGATTGTTCAGCAACTTATGCAAGGTAATCAACCTAATCCTGAGCAACAACAGATGCAAGAGTATCATCATCAACTACAGATGCAACAAGC